ATGCAGCTTTTCGCCACGGACAATGACCGGCTTGCCTTTCTTCTGGAGACTGACGCCTCGCGCCACCTCGAGCAGCTTCTCGCCGAGGCAGCGGAGCTTGTCACCGAGGAACTGCCTGCCGATCAGCGGCCCAAGTACATAACCAACTATATCGGCTCCAAGCAGAAGCTCATCGACTGGATCTGGAAGCACACTCCCGAAGGGGTGGATTCAGTCCTTGACGCGTTCTCCGGCTCTGGCGTCGTTGCCTATATGTATAAGACCAAGGGCCTCAAGGTCACTGCCAACGACCGGCTCCGCTACTCCTATCACGCTGCCCGCGCAATAGTCGAGAACTCAAACGTCCGGATAAGCGAGGACGAGCTTGCTGTTCTGCTTGCGGATAATCCAAAGGCTGGGACCTTTGTCCGAGACAACTTCAAAGGGATTTTCTTCGCAAGCGGAGTGCATGGCGTCATCGATCAGATCCGGGCTAATGCTGATAAGCTCGAGGGATTCAAGAAAGACATTGCGTTCTTTGCTCTGGGCAAGACTTGCATGTCCGGCAAGGGCGGCTTCGGCCACTTCTCTTCCTCGACCGACTACGGTAAGCGCCAGGACACTCCAGAGGAGTTTCGGCAGCGCTTCGCGGATAACATCGCGCGTATAAACGCGCTCATCTTCGACAACGGCAAGGAGTGCAAGGCATCCAACAAGGACATCAATGATGTCCTGCCGGAGGCCAAGGTCGATCTCGCATACTTCGACCCGCCATACGCGACCGAGTTCTCCACGACCAACTACGAGAAGAGCTACCACTTCGTCGAGGGGCTCATGACCTATTGGGACGGGCTCACGCTCGTCGAGGGCTCCAAGACTCACCACTATGAAACCGACCACAAGACGGTTACCAAGGCCAACGCCAACGAGTTCTTCTCGACATTCCTTGCCAGCGCCAAGCATATCCCCAACTGGCTCATCTCTTACCGTGACCATGCCTACCCGAACGAAGGCGAGATGAAGGACATCATCTCCGCCAGCGGCATGTCCAGTCGGATGCAGTCCCAGCAGCACCGGTATCACATCTCATCGAAGCATTCCGAGAACTCAGTCGCGATGGAGCATCTGTTCGTGTGTTCACGCTCAAAGGAGATGAAGCAGAACGCAAGCCTCTGTCCTGTCTGTTCTCAGCAGGCAATGGAGGCTGAGGCCATTTGGGACGAGACGGAAAACGAGATCCGCTTTCGTATGCGCGACCCCGAACAGTTCGAACCCGACAGTTTCAGGACGAAAACCCTCGACGGCGTGGACGGCGTCGCGATCATCGTCGGCAGGCTGAAGAAGGAGAGCGTTCCACAGGGGCATGATCCGCGGGCGATGGTGCTGCAGGCATATCGCTTTGCCAAGAAGACGGAGCAGAACCCCGAAGGCTGGACAATCGAGAAGGCCAAGGAGTGGATCGCTGATCATGAACCGGAAGCCTCCAAGGCTGAGATTCGAACAGAACACAACATGGAGGCGCTGGCCGCTGCGCCGTTTGCGGACGAGTTTGACCTGCTCTCCTGCCAGGCCGGGATGGACCCGGTCAAGGTAACCGGCTTCATGGGCAACAAGTACGTGATGCTCGGCTGGATCGAGCGGCAGCTTCCCAAGGATGCAAAGACGGTAGTCGACGCGTTCTCAGGCGGAGCCAACGTCGCCTATCACTTCAAACGCAAGGGACTGAAGGTCATCGCGAATGACCTTCTGCTCTTTCCATATCACGTTGCGCGCGCGGTCGTGGAGAACTCCCACGAGACTCTCACCGACGAAGATATCGAGAATATCCTCGCGCCGAACCCCGACGCAGGCACATTCATCGTCGATAACTTCAACGGCTACTACTACACGAAGAAGGTTCTCTCCTGGCTCGACCAGGTGTGGGCGAACATCCAGAAGCTCTCCGGCTACAAGAAAGACCTGGCGCTGGCCGCGCTCGGAAACACTGTCAAGGCGAAGAGTCTCTACGGCCAATTCCATCGCTCGAAGATCAACCTCAAAGCCGAACTCGGCATGGATGCCGACGCGGAGATGGAGGCATATGCTGGTGGGTTCAAGGAAAGCCAGCTCACCAGCATCCCCATCTCCAGCATGGTCGAAAGCTTCAAGCGATACGCGAACCAGCTCAATCGACTGGTCTTCGACAGCGGGCAGGAGTGCAAGGCTTTCCATGGCGACGCGGTAGAGGCGGTGCGGAAGTACGGCGCGGACGTCCTGTATCTCGACCCGCCTTACATCACCGAGTTCTCCAACAACGACTACGAGTATTCGCTGCACTTTGTCGAGGGCCTGATGAACCGTTGGGCGGACAAGGAACTTCTCGACGATAACCGCCGCAGCTACAAATCGAGGACTCACTATGACCGTGAGAGCATCCGCTCGCTCATTGAGAACCTGGTTTCGGAGGCGCACGGCAAGTATAAGACCGTGATCATGTCCTACCGCGACCGGGCGTTTCCCACTGAGAAAGATATAAAGGACATCTTCTCCGAGCGATTCGGGCAGGTCCGGGTCAAGGGAATGGATGTCGAGTATGGCATCGTGCTCGGCAAGGGGGGTGAGGGCAAGAACGGTCGCGAACTTCTCTTCATCGCATCGGGTTCTCGGCAGGCTCCAAGGTCAATCGCCTCGGCCGGCGCTTCCAATTGCCACACTACTATCCCCGTGGAAGTGAGTCTGAAGATCACAGACGGACTCTCGGCCGAAGCGATTGACCTCAACCCCAACGCGGGGGACCCGCAATTTAGCTTTGTGATGTGCCGCGCGGGCACGAACAGGAACGGCGATCACTTCACCCCGGACGAGCTGGCGGCTCGCTACACGACGGCCATCAACAAGAAGATCGACCTGAAGCACTCCCAGGACCTCACGGACATCGTGGGCGGGATAATGGCGGCTGACTTCGTGGAAGACGAGACCGGCGGGCGCGTCGAGTGCGTGGGCGAGCTATTCACGACGGACACCCCTACCGCTGCGCTCGCCCACAAGCTCATGAAACGCGGGATCATCACCCAGGTCTCGATGGAATGCGACTACGAGACCGGGGAGTGCTCCATCTGCGGCAAGACCGTCACGAGTAAGAACGACTACTGCGTCCATCTCAAGAAGTCCAAAGGCGCGGAGTATCAGGGCAAACCGGTGTTCGAGATCCTGCACGGCGTCACATTCACCGGCCTTGGGCTTCTGGATCGCAAGGGCGCGGATGACAACGCGCGAATAACACAAGTCGCCTCGCAAGAGGCACGGCAATGCAACACAGGAGGCAACTCAGTGGACGACATCCAGAAAGAGAACGAAGAGCAGCTTGAGGCTGCGAAGAAGAAAGAAGCCCCGGCTGGCGGGGCCGCTCCTCCGGTAGACGACAAGGCCCGGGTGAAGGAGCTTGAGACGGAGAACAAGGATCTCAAGAACCAGGTTCTTGAGCTTCAGAAGCAGGTCCAGGAACTTGAGGCGGCGAGCAAGGCTGCCGCGAACAAAGCGCGTGCGCAGAAGCTGGTGAAGAAGCTTGAGCGCGCAGGAATGTCCTTTGCATCCGACGAGGACAAGGATCAGGAACTCAGCCGACTTGCCGGGCTTTCCGATGAATCGTTCGCGGCTACCGAGGCCGCTTACGACAGGGCCGTTCAGGCCAAGCCCGATTGCCCGAACGCGGCAAAGCAGGATGCGGACAAAGAGACCCCTGGGGCCGACAAGTCCGCTTCGGCATCGGCGGATCGGCAGCTTAGGACAGACGCCGGAGTGCGCGCGCTGGAAGTAGACGACAAGAAATCATCGCTGGAGGACAAACTCCGCGACGGATTCATGACAGCCTACCGCGAGCGAGTCGGTCTCGCGGGTTCAGGCAAGAGCAACTAAGGAGGAGCAACGTGGCAATTCTTAACCCCAATCATCGAGGGCTGGCTTACGGCGACGGCTACATGCAGGGCGCGGGATCGTGCGGCCAGTTCGTAAAGCTGGTCGGCAACGACCTATTCGCCGTGAACACAGACGCTCAGGACAAGTCGTTCGGCATCCTCATCAAGGACTACAAGGCGGGCGAGATGCCCGGCATCTTCTGCATGGGTGGCGTCTACGAGACCGACGTCCACGAGGGCACCATCAACGCCGGGGACGACCTCAAGGTCTCCGCCAACGGCAAGCTGACGGCCGGTGTCGAGGAGGGCGACGAGATCGTCGCACGGGCCATATCAATTTCGAGCGGGACACTGAAGTTCAGACTGCTCATCTAAGGACGGAGGGAGTGTTGGAGACAACTCAGATGAATATTCACAGCCAGGAATACATGGAGACGATGGCGCGCCTCATGACCGAGGCTCTTGAGTCTCCCGACGGGATGTGGGCTCTCGCGGCGGCGATAGCGGCCCCTATTGACGAGGAGATAAAGCGCAAGGAAATAACGTCGCTGCTCCTCACGCAGCACACGCTCCCAAAAGGCGAGCGACCTATCTACCAGAAAAAGCCGAAGGTCAAGGCTTACTGGGTGAGCACCGAGGGTGAGGCTCGTGAGCAGGAACTGGGACAGGATGAGGTCGAGTTCCCGACAAATCGGATTCACTCGACTCCAATGGTCGATGTGAGCGTGCTCAAGAACGGCAACATTGGCACCCTGATGGACATCCAGACCTCCTCTGCCGACGAGATTCGCAAGGAGATAGACAAGAGAACACTCACGGTCCTCTCGGCGGCAGTACCGGCCGCGAACACAATCGAGGTCACTGGCGGCAAGCTCACCGACGACGCTCTGAACGAGGCGATCTCTGTCATCGAGGACCTGGAACTGTCGGTCAAGTACATCGTTATGCGCGGACGGCGCTTTAACGATATGCGCGACTGGGATCTTGACCCGGAGACCCGTGCCGAACTGCGCACCAAGGGTCTCATAAAGAACTATGGCACCGGCGGCATTCTGCTTACGGCTTCCGCTGACATGAACGAGATTATCCTTGTGCCGGACGATGAAGTCGGCAAGATGCCGATCCGAGAGGCGCTGAAGACCGAGGCAATCGAGCAGAAGACTCGTTTCAAGACGGGTTGGCTCGTGTGGACTGAACTTGGCCAGGGCATAACCAGGCCCGAGATTCTCGCCAAGATAAAGATTCTGGCTTAAGGAGGCCCACGTGACAAAGCTAAAGAACGTCCGCGCAGGCATAGTGATCATCGCCGACGCCGGACTCAAACTCGCCCCGGGCGAGACCGTGTCAGTCGAGAGGCCGTCGCCGCAGACACACAGGGCGGTCGACGCGGGTCTACTCGCCCGGGTTGATATTGATGGCGACGGCAAGTCCAAGCCGAAGAACGCGCCAAAGGTCGATGCAACCAACCCTGAGCCTACTGACAGCGGACCATCCGTCGCGGCGGAACAAGGCACTCAGACCGCAAGCGACGCCGAAGCGACTGACCCCGGCAAAGACAATGGTGCGCCTGTTGAGGCCGCACCAGGAGTGAAGCGTGGCGGTAAGTGATCTGATCTCGATTCTCAGGACCGATCTCGCCGACCCAGGCGCGGAGCGTTTCTCTGATGAAGTGTTGACGCGCTGCATTTTGAGAAGCGCATTCCCGGTCGGCAGAGATACCGGCATGCAGATGACGGTGATCGGCGGCGAGGTCGTGCCGGAGCCTCAGGGTGAGATGCTGGACATGCTCCTGCTCTGGGCGCGGATCGAGGCTTGCCGGTATATGCGCGCGGCGACCGCCAGCGCTTTCTCGTTTTCTTCCGGCGACAAGCGGGTGGATAAGACCAGCCAGCCGGAGCACTGGGCGAAACTGGAGACAGACCTGACGGCTACTTACCGTCAGCGGCTGCACGAGATACGCCCGGAGACGGGGCAAGGCGACTACATCCTGACGCCCAGGGAACTCAGGCCAATCGCCTACGAGCAGGGGATCGACCTTGAGACTACTGTCTGATGTGGAGAAGGCCGCTGCGGCCGCGGACGTGAGGGAACTCATAACCTCCTCGGGCCAGACGGCAACGCTGCTGCGAAAGCAGACTGGCGAGAGCCTATATGGTTCAGACGAGGGTGCGTTTGCCGAGGTGTGCGCGTTTCCACTGGAGCTATCGGAGACACCACCAGTGGACATTGCCAAGAGGGCCGACGCGGCGGCCAGTGTTCTCCCGGAGCTTGATGTTCGCGTGGAGGACCGTGTTCGTTGCGCGGGGTGCGACTACCGGGTGCAGACCGTCGCGCCGCAGTCGCTCTTTGGTGTAGTGACTCACAAGGTTTTGGAACTGGTGAGGTTGCATGGAGATTGACCGGTTCGGAGACTGGGACAAGGCCAAGCGTCTGCTCACCAACGGCTTCAACCAGCGACTGGCGCTGGCGATCCGAAAGGCGACTATCAAGAACGCGCTCCTGCTGGTGCGGGAGATAAAGCGAGGCATTCGAAGCCAGGCTCCGGGCGGCAAGCAGTTCGCTCCGCTTGCCGAGATCACGATAAAGGGCAAAGGCTCAAGTAAGGCGCTCATTGATACGGGGTTCCTGGTGAACTCCATTACTCAGAAGATAATGTCCGATGGTGCGTTCATCGGGTTGCTGCGAACCAGTATTTCGAAAGACGGCGAGAGTGTCGCCAACGTCGGCGCGATTATGGAGTATGGGGCGACCATCAACCACCCGAGCGGCGCGGTGATAGTGATCCCACCCAGGCCGTTCCTGCATCCAACGATGCTCAAATACCGCGACGAGGTCATCGAGAACTACCGACAAGCTCTGCTTTCGGTCATCAGATGATGGAGAGAAAAACCCAATGAGATACAGCACATCGACGATCCTAATAGTCATGCTTGCATTCGTAACGGGGGGGCCGGTGTTTGCGGACGCGCTGGAGGTGACCGTTATTCCCGCATCAGCCACGGCCAAACGCGGCCAGCCGGTCGCAATGGCGGTGAGCTTGAAGAACGCGCTCACGCCGCGCGAACCTGTCACGATCACGGCCGAAGCCGAGTGGGAAGACGAATACGGGACTGCCAGGAGCACTACCGCGAGCACCACCATAGTCGTCGTGCAGCTCGTCAAGATCAATCGCTACAAGGTCATCATACCCGCTCTTTTTGCTTTTGTGGCTGGCAGCGCGAAGATAGACGGCCAGCCTGCGACGCCGGTGCTTGAGGCAGGTCGGCTCACATTCGAGATCGGGCGCACGCTGCTTGAGGGCGAATCGGTGACGCTCGAATACTCAGTGAAGGCGCAGTAGCTTGGACATTCTGCGAGAGGTAGTCGAGTCACTTGTACGGCTGGCGAAGTCGGAGATACGCCCGAGTGCGGTTCTCGTCTGCGCCGATGACATCTTCGAAGTGACGGACGTGCCGAGCGTCGTCCTGCAGGGACCGACTCTATCCGAGGACGGCGACAGACGAACACCGGCAATCCTGGTCGCTCGCAATGAGGCTGAACTCACGTTCGAGCAGTGCAGGCATCCACGCCTGTATCATCTGGACTTCGATGTCATAGTAACGACCGGCAAGGAAGCCGAGTTACTGGACCTTACGGAGAAGCTGGCACGGTTCTACCAACTGCATCCGGCGCTGGCGGTCGGTGGGCACGGATCGTTGAACATCACTGAGCTTGTGCCGCTCGGCGGCCTGAAGCGGGTGAACCTTTCGAATATGCGGCAAGCGTCAGGCAGGTGCCGGATTGAGGACTGTCCCATCTATGATGGCAGAGTCAGCGCCGGTAAGCTTGCGACCGGCGTGAAGATAGAAATCGAGAATACAGGAGAGACACCGTGATTGAAATACGCAATCTGATGTTCCAGCCTCTTGCTCTTCACTTGGCTGGTGAAGAAGGTGGCATTCACCTTGGCTCCCGGGAGCGCATGACCATTCCTGAAGACCAGGTGTCCGACGAAATGCGAGTTGCCGCGTCGCGAGGGTTTGTGTCCCTTGCCCAGGTCCGCGAGACCACGCAGCCGGACCCACACGTGGACACGGCGGAACGCGAACACGACGTGGTTTCCGCTGGTGACGACAGGGCTCCCGCAAAACCAAAGAAAGGAAAGTAGGCATGACCGCATATCTTTCACCGGGGGTATATACCCGCGAAACTGACTTCAGCTTCTACGTGAAGCAGATATCGACTTCCGCATGCGCCATGGTTGGAATTGCGGAGAAAGGTCCTGTCAACAAAGCGGTGCTGGTGACGAGTTGGGAACAGTTCATCCGCAAGTTCGGTTCCTACATAGCCGACGGCTATCTCGCCTACGCGGCGCGGGCGTTCTTCGACAACGGCGGACAGGTGCTCTACGTGAACCGCACGGCGCACTACACCGATCCCGCCGACCGCGCGACTCTGGCTGCCAAGCGCGCAACGATTGCGCTGAAGAATCGCCGGGCTGCGGCGGCGACTCTCACGACCGGAAGTGCGGGCACGAACAGGATTGTCTGGACCGCGAAGACAGTGGGCTCGGCAGGCAACCTTATCACTATTGCGCTTGTGGTATCAGGCACGAACACACCCCTTTCGGTGGAGGCAGCCGGGCAGGCCATAACAGTCCGCCTGGCAACCAACGATGTGGGGGCAGCCACAAGTACGGCCACGCAGGTGGTAAGCGCTATCGGCGCTCATGCGGGCGCATCGGCGCTTGTTACCTCCGCTTCCGGTGATACGGGAGTGGTAGGGGCACTGGCCGCCACCCATCTTGCCGGAGGCAGGGACTCGACAGACACGCTCAAGGTGAGCGCGATAGACGAAGGCAAATGGGGCAATGCCCTGTCTGTCCGAGTTGAGGACGGTACGCTTGACCCGGCAAATGAGTTTAACCTGGTCGTTCTGCATAAAGGTGAGACAGTGGAGGTGTTGCCGAACCTTTCGATGGACGAGTCGAAGCCGAACCACGTGGAACTCGCGATCAATGAGAGGTCTGACTACATCACGGTCGACGATCTCTACACGACATACAACACTGATCAGTACAGACCAGCGACCGGCACGTTCGCACTGACTCTGGGAGAAGATGGTATCACCGGACTGGCTGATGCCGACTACACCGGCGACTCATCTCAGCACACGGGGTTCTATGCCTTCGACGAGATCGAAGCCCTGAACATTCTGCTCGTGCCGGGTGTCACGACAGCGCCGGTCCTAATAGGTGGCATTGCCTACGCTGAGAGCCGCAAAGACCTGCTCTTCATCGCTGAAACGCCGGTTCATCTTGAGCCGCTTGAGGCAGTTGACTTCCGCAAGGGACAGGGGTTCTACACTCACGCAGCTTTCAACTCCTCGTACGCGGCGCTTTACTACCCGTGGATCGAGATATCCGACCCGCTTACGGACAAGAAGAAGCTGGTGCCGCCCACCGGAGCTGTCGCGGGCTGTATAGCAAGGTCTGATCAGAAAACGGATGTCTGGTATGCACCTGCGGGAACAGACAGAGGCCGCGTCTTCAACGCCCTATCTCTGGCCTACAAGACCAGTCGTGGCGAACGGGATGTGCTCTATCCTGAAGGCGTCAACGTGATCGCGTCGTTCCCCGACACAGGTATCAACATCTGGGGACAGAGGACTTTGCAGAGCCAGTCATCGGCAACGGACCGAATCAACGTGCGCAGGCTCATGATGTATGTGGAAGCTGCGATCTCCCAGTCATCGCGGTTCGTGGTCTTCGAACCCAACAACTCGCAGACCTGGCGGGCGCTGGTGCGGCTCATCACGCCATTCCTGCAGAATATCAAGAGCAAGGGCGGGTTCTACGATTTCCGTGTCCAGTGCGACGAGGAGTCGAACCCCCCGGCCGTCATCGACCGAAACGAGATGGTCTGCCGGGTGTTCGTGAAGCCCACGAAGACCGCCGAGTTCGTTGAACTCAACTTCATTCTGACCGCGACCGGAGCAAACTTTAGGGAGGTGCTTTGATGGAATTGACAATGCCCCAGAGCTTGTACCAAAACTGGCAGTTCGCCATTGAGGTCAACGGCTTCGATGTGGCGCTCTTCAAGAAAGGCCAGGAGCCAAAGACCGAGTTCGAGGAGGTCGCTTTCGCGCCCGCCGGATCGATGTTCGACCAGAAGGTCGCCGGTCGTATGAAGTTCGAGGATATCACCCTGGAGAAAGGCGTGCTCGCGGATGGTTCGGATGAGTCCGCCCGCGACTGGGTGCGGATTCAGGCCGATGTCAACGCGGGTGTCGGCGCGCTGCCGGAGGAGTATATGCGAGACATTGACATTGTGCGCTACGACCGTTCGGGCAATGAAACCCGCCGCTGGACGCTGCACGGCGCGTGGGTGAAGTCACTCGAATACGACGAACTCGAAGGCGGCAGCTCAGACAACACCATCGAGAAGATATCGATCTGCTACCAGTGGTGGGAGTAAGGGGGAGACACAGTGTACACATTTCAACTGCCGAGTGGTGACGAGATAGAGCTTCGTGAGATGACCGGCGCGGAAGAGGAACTGCTCACAAATCAGCGCCTCATTCGGAGCGGTGACGCGGTGAACCAGGTTCTGGCCAACTGCACATTGCGGATCGGTGAGGATGAAGAGATCGGCCCCAAGCTCGTCATGGACATGCTCTCTGGGGACAGGCTCTTCACTCTGGTGAAGCTTCGCCAGGTGTCGCTTGGCGACGAAGTTGAACTCGATCTGGTTTGTCCAAGTGCGGCGTGTCGAGCGAAGAACCGGGTGACGGTGAATCTCGACGACCTGCCGGTGACGCCCTATGGGGAAGAGCGCGAGTTCGTATTCGGTCTACCGGCGTCAGGGTCCAAGGTGCGGTTCGTGTATCTTGACGGCCACAAGGAGAAGCGGCTGGCCCAGATGGAGGAGCCGTCCATCTCCGCAGCAATGATGATCCGCATCCTGGATATCGACGGCACGGCTCCGTCCAAGAAGGCTCTTGCAGAGATGTCTCTGCGGGACCGTAGCGTGCTCCGGCAGGAAATGCTGCGTGTTGACGCGGGGATAGACACCTCCATCGAGTCTGACTGTGATTCGTGCGGAACGAGAATCCGCACTCGACTGGAGGCAGAACCCTCTTTTTTATTCCCCGGAGTTCGGTTGTAAGAGATGCGTTCTTCCTGGCCTACGGCGGGCTGCACTGGGAATACGCGGAGGTTGCGAAACTGCCGCTTAAGACCAGGCAGCAGTTCGTCGAGGCGTTGGAGAGCCAGCTTGACTATGAGAAGCAGGAACTGGAGAAGAGCAAGCGATGATGAGTGATCTTGGCCTCGGCATAATAGTGAGCCTCAAAGATGCCTTCACTCAGAACGCGTCGCGCATCCAGTCCTCGATGGAATCCCTGGATTCATCGGTCGCGAAGGCGGGTCAGAACATGACCCGCAATCTTGGCCTTATCCAAAAGGGCACGATGATGGTCGGCGCGGGTCTTGCGCTTCTTGCAGTGCCAACGGCGCTCGTGGCGTCTACCGCTGCAACACAAAAGGCTCTGGGTGAGCTGGCGTCAGTCGGAGTCAAGGACTTCCGGGCAATGGAAGACGCGGCGGAGTCCTTTACCAACCAGTGGGCAGGCGCGAGCAAGGCTGAATTCATAGGGGCGGCCTACGATGTGAAGTCGGCTCTGGCGAGTCTTTCGGACACGGCAGTCGGCACATTCGCCGCAATGGCGGCGCTTACCGGCAAAGCCACCAAAGCCACAACTCAGGAAATGGTGGAGACGTTCACCACGGCCTATGGCATATTCAAACCGCTCGCAAAGGACATGTCCGACGTCGAGTGGGCGAAGATGTTTTCCGGCGCGCTCTCGCAGACTGTTGGGGTGTTCAAGACCACAGGTCCGCAGATGGCTGAAGCCATTAAGAACATCGGCGCAATCGCCGCCGCGTCTAACGTGCCACTCCAGGAGCAGATGGCGATCCTTGGGCAGCTTCAGACAACGATGCCGGGTTCCGAGGCAGGCACACTCTACAAGGCGTTCATGATGAAAGTGGCCGAGGCAGGAGACGAGCTTGGGCTGTCATTTGTGGGTGCGAGCGGCAGGCTCAAAGGCATCGTGCCGATCCTACAGGAAGTGAAGCGAGGATTCCCGGACCTCTCGCAGGCAGCGGCTCAGGTGAAGCTCAAGAAGGCATTCGGCTCGGACGAGGCTGTGCGGTTCCTTCTGCAGATGTCGATGGGCATGGACCAGCTTGAGGGCAACATCAAGAGCGTCGGCCAGGCAATGAAAGGCGGCACCGCGATCACCCTGGAGATGGCAAACGCCATGAACATGGATATTGGTTCGCAGTTTACTCTCGTGAGACAGCAGATTCAAAACCTGGCCGAGATCCTCGGACGAACTCTGCTGCCTGTCGTGATCCCGGTCTTCCAGGGGATATCTCGATTCATCCTGCGCTTGCAGGACATGGCGAGGTCTACGCCCGGCGTCACGAGAGTTATCCTTACACTTTGTGTCGCCCTCGGTGCGGCGCTTGTTGTGGTAGGCAGCGTGACCGCCGCACTCGGAACGATTGGTATTGTAATGCCTGCGGTTCAGGCGGGAATCGCGGCGCTGGGACCGATGCTTGCAGGAGTCGGCGCGGCAGTCTCAGCTTACTTCTGGCCTGTGGTTGCCATCATTGCGGCTGTGGTCATCGCGGTTGTTCTTCTCAAGAAGGCCTGGGAAACCAACTTCGGCGGAATTCGCGATGTGGTTCTTGGCGTGTGGAATAAGGTGTCTCTGGCATTCCAGGGCATACGCGCGCTTTTCAGTTCGCTCACGGGCGGCGGCGGCCAGATGTCCGCGGAGCTTGCGAAGAAACTGGAAGCCGCCGGACTGATGAAGTTCGTCACCACGGTGTTCCAGGTCTACTACCGCGTGCGGCAGTTTCTCACCGGTCTTTGGCAGGCGTTCTCCTCTGTGTTCGGAAGCATCCGCAGAATCCTTGAGCCCGCTATCCGTGCGGTAATGGGCGCGTTCTCTGAACTCGGAGGAGCATTGCTTTCGGTATTCGGAATCTTCGGCAAGACTGCGACGTCGGTGGATTCGGCATCGTTTAGGAGCCTTGGTCAGACTCTGGGCAAGGTGCTCGGCGTGATTCTGCAGGTTGGAGCCTATCTTCTGAGATTCGTCATCTACAACCTTGTGTCCACCATCCGGGTTGTGGCGCTGGTTGTGAGGGCTGTGGTCTGGCTTAGCGGGGTCATCATTGGGGCCTTCGTCGCGGCGGCCCCCTACGTCTACAAGTTCTTCCTGCCGCTGCGGATGCTCGTTCAGGGCCTGCTCATGGTAGGCCGGGTTGCATACACCGTCTGGCAGATGATTACCGGTCAAGTGTCAGTGGTGGATGGTCTGAAATCCATAGGCGGCGCGATCTATCAGTATCTCTCGACTCCGTTTGCGTGGGTGCGAGATGTGGCATCGGCGACGTGGGGGTATTTGCGAGGGCTGTTCTCAGGCTTAGGCGGGTTCTTCAGATCGGCGGGATCGGCGCTGCTATCGGTTTTCACAAACCTGCCGGTCGTGAGCACGCTCTCCCGAGTGTTCGGGACAGTCAAAGCGTTCCTCTCGGGCCAACTGAGCTTTGCTGAGGCGGGCAAGAAGATACTCATTACACTTGCTCAAGGTATCTGGTCGGCGGCTACCTATCCCTATGAGATGCTCAAACGCGCTCTGGGATGGCTCCGGAGGCTGCTGCCGTTCTCGGATGCTCCGGAGGGTCCGCTTTCCAGTCTGATGGATTCAGGCGCGGCGTTACTGCGAACACTTGCCCAGGGAATGTTGTCGGTCATAATGCTTCCGGCGCAGGCGCTGAGCTACGTATTTCAGCGAATGCTGGATGGCGTCCGGTGGATATGGGATGGTCTGAAGTCAATAGGCGCGCAGGTCATCTCCACGCTTTCCAGCGCTCTTTCGACCGGCGCGCAGATCGCGAGTTCGGCTTGGAACGGAATCACGGGCATAGTGTCGTCGGGTTGGAATGCGGTTGCATCCATAGGTTCATCGGCATATTCGTTTGTGGCTGCTCCGTTTCGTTGGGTGGCCGGAGTCGCCGGGTCCGCCTGGTCACAGGTGACTGGTTTTGCATCATCAGCCTGGTCAGGCATTCGCTTGATGGCATCATCCGCCATAGGCTGGCTGAGATCGCCGTTTGCGAGCCTGGTTAACTTTGCTTCGTCGGCATGGTCAACTGTTCGCGGCGCGGCGTCGAGTGCGTTCTCCTCAATCCTATCAGGCTTGCGGGGGTTGGTTACAGGCGCTTTTGTAAGCGGCAGGTCAATGATGACAACAATCGCTTCCGGCATCAGGTCGGCAGTTTCCGCTCCTTATGACACCTTGAGGTCGGCGCTTTCCAGACTCAGAAAGCTACTGCCGTTTTCGGATGCAAAGGAAGGACCGCTTTCGACTCTCACGAGAAGCGGCGCGGCAATGCTGGAGGCGTTCAGTTCGGGGATTACCGGGGCGTCTAAGCTCCCGTCCCAGGCGCTGAAACAGGCTTTCGGGTTTGCGAAATCGGCGGTGCTCCCTACTGCGATTGCGGGCACGCTCGCGCTTACTCCGTCTATTGCCGGTGCTGTGCAGAAGCCGGTCATGCCGATGGTCGCTACTCAGAGGGCAGCGGTAAGTGCCACAGATTCGAAGCAGACCGAGCAATCCAGATTGCTGTCGGTCACGCGCGGGGCGCTTGGCAACGGCCCGGCAAGGGAGGCCAGCGCACAGTCACAGGATCTGCGCCCGATACTTGAGGCTGTTCTGGCAAAGCTCGATGGGATCGCGGAACGGCCCATCGATGTAACAGTTACCACCAATCTGGATGGTCGGAAGATCGCCCAGGCTGTTTACAAGGATATGCGGGACAGAAAGGTCAGGAACTATGATTCAGCCTGAGGCCCAGAGAGTCTTCATCTGCAGCAAGTATGCCGGTGATATCGAGCACAACGTGAGGGTTGCGCTGGCTCTCTGCCGTATGGCCTTGGAAGCCGGACTCGCGCCGTTTGCGCCACACCTGCTCTACACGCAGTTCCTGGACGACTTCGGCCCGGTTCAGCGGGATCTCGGCATATCGACGGGCCTGCGCTTCATGGAAACTTGCGACGTGGTCTGGGTCTATGTTGGCGAAGGCGTCTCTGATGGCATGCGCCGTGAGGTGGAGCATGCGCAGAGCCTCTGCAAGCCTGTGGTCATTCTCCGGGAGGTGCGGCCGTGCGTCGTGATCTAAGGAAAACGACCGGCTACATCGTGGATGTGGTCACCCGCGAGTCGCTGGAGTTCCAGTATAACCCGGACGAGATCACGGACGAAAAGAGCACGGATTTCGCAACCATCAAGGTGCCGGGCATGAGCCACCCGCGCTATCAGTATGTCTCAGGCGAGGCAAGGAAGATATCGTTCAAGGTGTCATTCTTCAAGGGACCGGTTCGGGAGAAGACGGCGTGGCTGCAGTCGCTTCTGTATCCACAGCACGAAAAGACGATGCTGAAGAACGCCCCTCACAAGGTGCTGTTCTTCCTGGGCGATCTGTATCCGGGAACGCTCTGTATTGTGCGGCAGGTCCGAGCGCGCTACTTCCACATGTTTGATAAGGATAACCTGCTCCCGCAGCACGCCGAGGTAGACCTGACGCTCGAAGAGATAGTGGTGAAGTCAGTGGACTATACGGCGGTGAGACGATGATCGGGCCGGATTCAAGATATGCCACCTGCGTGCTATTCGTAGACGGTGCCCAGGAGTTCATTGGGACCAGGCAGCGAATAGATGCCACGCCCCGGCCGGACGATGTGTTTCACGTCGTGGTCGAGGGTGACCGTGTAGACATGATTGCCCATCGCTATCTGGGCAGGGCGGAACTGTGGTGGATCATCTGTGATTACAATGACATCTTCTTTCCGCTGGAGATTGAGCTTGGAAGAGTGCTCAGGTTGCCGTCGGCAGAGCATGTCGAGATGAGGATACTTGGTTAGCAATGCAACTAGACGTCTATCAACCCACATTCATTATAGAGATCGAGGGCAAACGGCTCTCCAAGGACATCACTCACGAGATAACCTCGTTCACCTTTGAGGACAACGAGGAGGAGATGGACGTGATGGAGATCTCCGTCACGGACCGGTATCTGCAGTTCGTGGACGATCCACTCTTTCAGGAGGGCAACGAGATCGCGGCCCGGTTCGGCTATGTGGACGACCTTTCTCTCAGGAAGGTGGCAGTCATCAAGGAGATAGACTACGACTTCCCGGAGACCGGTGAGCCCACCATCAAGATCAAGGCTTACGATAAGGGGCACAAACTTGCGGGCAAGCAAATCCAGCGCGTGTGGCAGAAACCGGCTCCCGGCATTTCCTATTCGGAGATTGCGGAGAAGGTCGCGGCAGAGCACGGGCTGACCGCTGTTGTGACAAAGACCGTCGGCAGGCATCTGCGCGTGGCCCAGGGCAATCTCTCTGACGCCCAGTTTCTGAAAACACTGGCAGCCAAGAGCCGTGACAAGGACGGCAAGGGAGTGACCGGGTTTGTATTCTACGTCCAGGACGACGAGCTGCATTTCCACCCGAGGAAGCTCGAATCGCGTCCGGGATTGGCGCTGGAGTACTTCACCGACCGCGAAGGAGTGCTGCGCTCATTCACTCCGTCGACTCAGTCGCAGGGCGTGAAAGGCGCTGGTACGGAGACCAAGGCTGTCGGTGTTGACCCGCGCAAGAAAGGCCACGTGGAACACGCGGCCAACAACGCGACCACTGCCGACCGGACGTCGCTCGGAAAGAAGACGTATCTCGTCGACGGCAACACCGGCGAAGGCAAGTATCGCAAACAGGAGTCGGGCAAGATCGCGCAGAGCTTCGAGCGGTCCGAGGGCTTTCACGAAGAGCCACACCAGGAGCCTGCTCAGGATAAAGCCGAGGGGCATTTCAAAGAAGCCGAGCTTCGGCAGGTAGAAGCGGCCGCCGTAACCATCGGCATACCGACTCTCGTGGCTAAGCAGAACATCGAAGTGCGCGGGGTAGGCCGGAAGTTCTCCGGCACATACTACTGCACCTCGGTGCGGCATATCTTCGACGACGGCTACTCATGTGAACTCAAGCTCAAGCGCAATGCGCTGGGCAAGGGCGCTGGCAGCAAGTCTGTGGAGGCCAAGGGCAAGAAGAACGAACACGAAGCGCCGCGACATCCGAAGAAGCAGGCGGCGACCAAGTCGGGACACACCGCACAGGTCAAACGGTCCCAACCGGCAAGGCCGGTGAAGCCGAAGCCGCAGATGGTCCGAATCGACGCCAATACAGGGCGCATTCTCAGCAAGTAACAAGGAGGCAATCGCACATGCAGATCGATCAGGTAGCCAGGTTCATCCTGGACAACAGGGAGGTTCTTACAGCGTTCCTCGTCGCGCTCATCGCGGTCGTCAGGCTAACAGCCTGGGGACGTGCGCAGGCACTCGCGCTTGATACCGTGATAGGTGTCATCGAGCGCGTGGGGGCCGGTGAAGTCAAGAGCGGCGTCGCAGGGACGGAGAAGAAACTTCCCGATGCGGCAAAGGACGCCATCCGTGACTCCGTTGCCAAGGCCGATCCCAAGAAGACCCCGAAGACTATTATCCTGCGGGTTCTTCGCGAGGCATTTCGCGGGCTGTAGGTAGGAGCGGGCCATGCTTGAGTTTCAAGACCAGCAGCACGAAGAGCGCTACAAAGACAAATGGTATGGCAAGTACCGCGCTTTCGTGCGTGATAACAACGACCCGGAGCGACTGGGCAGATGCAGATTGGAAGTGCCTGCAGTGCTCGGAGTCGGCAAGGAGAACTGGTCGGACTGGGCATGGCCCTGCTTTCCTTATGGTGGCAATGACGATAGCGGGATGTTCCTAATCCCCGAAGAGGGCGCGAGCGTGTGGGCGGAGTTTGAGGGTGGTGACCCGCAGTATCCAATCTGGAGCGGCGTCTGGCTTGCGAAGTCGAACCCCGGGGAGCAGCCGGAGGAATCGAAGCGGCTGTGTTCGTCTACAACGTGTCGTGACTGTGAGGACAAGCGAGAGCATGCACCGGACGCGGCGGACAGCAAAGAGCACGGCAAGTTTCACGGCCATCCGCCTTACTACTGCCCTCGCAGGAAAGTGCTCGTTAAAACCGAGACCGGCCATACCATCGTGATGGACGACCGGGACGAAGAGGAGTTCCTCAAGATAATCGACAGGGCTGGGCAGATCCTGCACATGCACTGCCCGGTGAAAGCGGAGGTTCAGAGTGAAAATACTCGGAGGCGCGGGACGCACGATTTTGCGTCAAGCGAAGGCAACAGCCAAGCGGGTGCTGGTGCGACAGGTCAACAGATCGATATCTCGCGGGATATCAAAGGTCGCAAAGCGTTTGTTCAAGTAACGGATGCGTGCCGTCAGTTCCTGCGGCTTGAGGCTTGGCAGGACAAGGAGAAGATTCACATCCTCTCCTGCGACAAGACTCGCTCGCGCTGGCAGAAGATACTTATCGACACTACCAAAGGCCGGGAGAGCATAAGCATCTGGGGACTGGGAGGGACGCAGGAAGTCCGGATCATCTCCGCAAACGGCGGCGAGCAGATTCGGCTCAAGGACAGAGCGGGAAGCAAGGTGATCATGGACGGGTCTGCAGGTCACATCGTCGTGCGCTCGACCGGAAAGGTGCTTATCAACCCATGAGGCAAGGAGAAGAATCCGTGAGTGAGAACCAGTGCCAGGGCCCAACAAAGTGCGGCTGGGTGGAAAGCGAACGGCTCCTTGCCAAGACTTTCGACCAATGGCGCGCGGAGTTCCGCTCGATACTTGAGGGTCATAGACGCGACATACAGGATCGCCTGGAACACATTGAGCGGGAGATCGAGAAGAAGTCGGACAAGGATAATGTCGAGCTGATCGTTCGAGGCATTAACGATGAGCTTGCCCGTCACGCTGAACAGATCAAGGAACTCAACACTGGGCTTGAGGGCAAGGTCGGCGTCGACACGATGTGGAAAGTCGTCGGGCTGGTAGTGACTCTGGGCGGGATCGTAAGCGGCATCATCAGCGCAGTCATCAACTACTTCGGGAGGCACTAGAAGTGGCGCGACCACAGGCAAGGCTCGGCGATGTCTCCAGCCACGGCGGAACCGTCATCACAGGATCGGTGACTGCATTCGTTAACGGCAGGCCGGTGGCTCGCATGTGCGACATGCATGTTTGCCCGATACCGGGACACGGTGTGACTCCCATTGTTACCGGGAGCCTGGATACCGCGACAGATTGCAGGCCGAACGCCCGGATGGGTGACATCGCGGGGTGCGGCGCGGTGATAGCAACCGGCAGCCTGAACGCAAGCGACAATTGAGGTGGACATTGGATCAGGTTCAATATTGGGACGTGTTCCCGAAGACAATCAAGGTCTCAAAGAGTCCGTTGGGGACGGTGGTTCCACTGTCGGTTCGTGGTCTTCCAAGGGGAACCGTCCAGTTCCAATCGGTTGACGAGATAGTGGCGACTGTCGATGCGAACGGCATTGTCAACCTCGGACTGAATGTTGGCTCGACGGTCATCGTGTCTTACGATTCTGAAGACAGGACCAGCGCGCGTTACGTCATAGCGGAGGTGGTAGCGGCCGCAAGCGAGATTGCGGTCTCCTAAGATGAGTGAATCAAGAGTCGTCTACTGGGACATTCGCCCGCAGGCAATCATACATCCCTATGACCAGCAGGCAAAGTCCGTGCAACTGGATGTGGTTGGAGACCCGGAGGGTGAAGTATCGCTCTATTCGTCTGATACCAACATCGCCGACGTCTCCAGCGGCGTGCTTACGTATGGATCGCTGCCCGGCGCGGCGGTCATAGTCGCGGAGGCAATCCGGGATGGCTCTGTGGTTTCTCGGCGCTATCTGCAGGTTGATGTCTACCGTGAGCAGGGGCCGTCGGTCGTAAGAGACATCACGGAGACCGGCTATGTGGAGAAGCTCGACGGTGGAGTCTGGCATTTCAAGTATTTCACCGACTGGTTCGATCAGTGGGGATGCAACATCCGTGTCCAGGGGGAACTCGCGCTTACGCTCGATCTCGACAGGCACTACTGGATGTATTTCGACGTCTGGGGCGAGATTGAGAGCTTCGGCGCTCACAATCACGACTGCCTGGACATCTATTTCGACAACCGCTGGAAACGCAACTTCAATCCGCCGCCAGTGATCTACCCGGCCTGGAACCAGCCCTGCGTAATCCCACGGCGGACTGAGTGGGTTGACCTGTGGGAGTATATCGGGCACAGCGTCACTGTCCGGTTCAAGTGGGACACGAAGGACGCTCTCTATCAGATGTTCGACGGCTGGTACGTCGGCAATATAAGACTTGTTCCCAAGTGGTGGTACTAAGATGGCTCAGAATGGAAGCGGCGATCCGCAACTCATAATCGAACAGACAAGCTCGTCCGAGAACCACTACGAGCTTATGGCCCTGGCCGGAGTTGTTGCTGAGGTCAGGGATGAGGTGCATGCGATACGCGTGCTTCTGGAGCAGAGCTTTGCCGTCTCCGAACTGATGCGCCAGGAGGCTCAGCGGATTCTTGCACTGCATGAACAGAGCGCCGGTGAGTATCTGCGCCGTCTGGACGATGACGCGGATGCCCATCCTTTCCAGTCAGTGCCTGCTGGAACCACGATTCGTGATCTTCCCGACGGCGGTCGGTTGTTCTCGTTCTCGGACGGGTCGTTCCTGAGAGTCCTGCCGGATGGCGGGATGGTTTCGATTGGCGAGGATGGCGCGGCACTGCCGGTCGCTCCGTCGCGCGCGGGCAAGGTCGTCCTGCCGGGCGGCATGGAGCTTGACCTTGTGAGCGATGCCATAACAGTGACTCACGAGTCTTGCGGGATAGAGGGATTGCCTCACGATGTGGAACCGACGCTCGCGGCAGACGGCAGATATATGGCGACGCTGCCGGATGGAACCCGGCTCGATGTGCTGCGGCAGGAGAGGCTTCTTGTCATCAGCAATCCGACAGGCACGGTGGATATTATCGGGATCGGCCGCATCGAGGGCATCGGCGAGGAAGTGCAGGCGCGAAGCATTTCCGGCGGGTCGAAGAGCTTCCGTGCAATGGAAAGCGGGCACGCCGGGATGATAGAGGCCGATGGCACCATCCATCTGTCGCTTGCGAGCGGGCTTGACCTGGTGATCCGATTCCCGGAGGGTTCCGGCGATGGGAGCGGTACGGATACCGGCGCGATCTGCTTTGACTGTGAGGAGCATGAGTGATGAGCACTGACTTCCTCGGCAAAGGGCTGCGGTTCCCATTTGCGTTCGCTAAGCGATCCGGCGGCGCGCAGGTCTCTACGGTCACGTCGATGGACCACGCACACATACACGAGAGCATCTTGCAGATACTGGGCACGCGCCCGGGCGAGCGGTTTATGAATGCTGAGTTCGGCTCACATGTGAAAGACTTGGTCTTTGAACCCAACGACCGGGTTCTGCGGGGTCTCCTGCGACACTACATCATCGACGCAATCGAGCGATGGGAGAAGCGGGTTTACGTGACCGATGTCTCATTTGACGAGTCGCCGGAAACGACCGATGAGAACACCATACTCGTTTGCATCTCCTATCGGGTGATAGACACGCAGGTGGCGGGGAACCTGGTGTGGCCATTCTGCCGCGATGCAATCCTGGATGGAGGACCGATCCGTGGGTAGAGCGAGCATTACATATAGTAATAAGGATTACGAATCGCTGCGGCAAGAACTCCTTGCGCGCATCCCGCAGCTTACTGACAGGTGGACCGACTTCAACGAGTCCGACCTGGGCGTGGTGCTCCTTGAACTGTTCTGCGGCGTCGGAGACATGCTCGCATATTACCTTGACGCGCAGGCGGCGGAAGCATTCCTGCCAACGGCGCGGCAGCGACAGAATGTCATCAACCTGTGCAAACTTATCGGATACAGGCTCGATTCTCCGGTGGCGGCCACAACAGCACTCAGATTCAGCTTGCCATCCGCAATGACAGAAGATATCACCATTCCTACAGGAACAGTCTGCAAAGCGAAGCTCGATGATGGGGACGTAGATTTCGAGACTATCGAAAGCACGATCATTCCGCGCGGTCAGATGACGGCGGATGTCGGCGCGCGGCAGGGTGTGCGCAGACTCGAGGAGTTCACGGCGACAGGCGGCTGCGGCCAGAGATATGCTCTAACTCCCACCAGCATCGCCCAGGACTCGGTGCAGGCCCATCTTGGAGGAGTGGAATGGGGAGAGGCCCGGTTCTTCATAGACAGCGCGCCGGACTCGAAGCATTTCCAGGTTGAAACCGACGGCTTGGATGTGACCTGGGTGGTTTTCGGCGACGGGGTTCACGGTGCCATACCGCCCACTGGTGAGAGCATCACCATTGAATACCTGGAGACGCTTGGGTCGCTTGGCAACCTGGGGCGGGGTCTGGTGACGGAAATCGTCAGTCCAGTCTATTCCAACGGAACACGGGTTGAGCTAACAATCACGAACTCGACTCCGGCGACGGGCGGCTCCGACCGCGAGACCCTTGACCACGCAAAACTGCAGGGGCCAGCGGAACTGCGCTCGCTCTGGAAAGCCGTCACCAAGGATGACTATAAGGCTCTCGCCGAGGGTTTTCCGGGTGTGGCGAAGGCTCAGGTGCTCGACGCCAACGATTGTGCCAACATCCGATACTACCAGGTGAACATGGCCGTAGCGCCGGATGGGGGCGGGCTGCCGTCGCCTACACTCAAGAGCGAGCTTGCGGAGTTCATCGAGTCACGCAAGGTCATCACCATCGAGGTGAACCTGTTCGATCCGAGCTACCGGCCGGTGCCGATAGACGCGGAGGTCTACATCTATCCGACCGAGCAGCCCGAGGATGTGCGCATGCGGGCGGAGTCCGCGCTTCGTGAGTTCTTCTCGTTCGAGAAGATGGCATTCGGCCAGTCCGTTTACTTCTCGGATGTGGTCTCGCTGCTTGACGGAGTGCGCGGGGTGAGTCACGTGAAGCTCTACTCTCCGCAAACGGATATCGAGATACGCCCAGGGCAGATTGCCGCGCTGGGTGAGTTGCACCTGGATGTGCGGAGGGCCACCTGATGCCCTGGTTTGAAGACAAGCTTCTTGACCTTCTGCCGCCTATCTACCGTGAGCGCGATACCAGCGGTGATCTGCGTGCATTTCTCGCTATTCCGGCGGCCACGCTCGATGAGGTAAAGAGCCTTATCGACCGCCTGCCGGACATCTGGGATGTGGACGCGCGCGAGCCTCGGTTCCTGCCGCTGCTTTCGGCCATAGTCGGCTACGGCTTCGACGCGACCCGCGACCCGGATACGCAGCGCCAGGAGATTCGGGAGATAGTAGAGCAGTATCGGCGAAAGGGCACGGTTCCGGCGATCCGGCGCGCGCTCATCAATGTGGGCTGGCAAGGAGAAATCGAGGAAACCTTTCGAAACGCGCTGCGCCTGAACCGGCGCTCGGTGATTACCCACGCGAAGCTGCCGGGTGAGCTTTACAGCCTCGGGGTCTACCGGATCGAGAGCAGAAACATCGTTCCGGTGATAAGGGAGACACTTGCGCCGCAGCATCCCGCAGGCACACGGGTCTTCTTCCTGCAGTGGCTGCTGTCGCAGGAGTCGATGGAAAACGACTTCGTCGCGGCGCTGCGTAGAACTGTGGCTCTGCACTCGACGGGCCGCATTCACGAAGTGTTCGTCGTCGGCCGCAGGCTGCTGAACTCGGACTACAGGCTGACGAAGAAACAGACTACCTGGTCTTGCTGGCAGATCACTCACCAGAGCACGCTGAACCAGGGCTATGAGAGCGCGGGGGTGATCATCAACCGCTGGCACGGAAGAACTGCGGGTCGTAAGCTCAACGGCTTTGTTCTAAGCGCGGACAGGCTAATCGGTGTCGAGCTTTCAGAGCGACGGCTGCAGCTTGAGTGCGATGTGGAAACTACGGAGCCAGGAGCGAAGCCTGTTATCTTCCGGCTGGTTCGTCAGCATCTGAACCGCTCGAAGCTGGCACGCTCGACTCGCTCGTGCAGGTTCGTGTTCAGGCAGAAGGATATCTCGGGTTCGGACACGGCCGGTTTTGCGGCTGCTGCGAACCTCTATACGGTCACTCAATGGCCACAGGAATAGGAGAAGAATATGGCAATACACCTTTTCAAAGACTCACTGCTCACGGAGCAGATATCCGAGGGCACGCTCGCAAGCCCGGATTCCGACACCTACAACGGTACTGACGGACAGGCTAAGGACCGGGAGTTGTTCCTCGCAAACGAGCAGACCACGCTTGCCGCCAACATCACCAGTACACAGACGAGTATTACTCTGCCTTCCGCGCGGTTCGCCGATGGAGACACAATCGTCATCGACACCGAGCAGATGATAGTGACTGCCGGTGGAGGAACCACAAGCCTCACAGTGCAGCGTGGTCAGAACGGCACCGCCAAGGCGACGCATGCAAGCGGCGCTTCAGTGTATTCGGCTCTAACCTACACGACACTCAAAGTGAAGCCGGTGGACTCTTCAGGCTCGGATGAATCCAATTGGTGCAAGGTGGCGCTTACTCAGGTGGAACTGGACACGGCCACGCCCGGGGCGGAGATATCACTCGGCGACAAGGCTCACAACCTCACGCTCTCGTTCTGGCGAAGGTTCACTGTCCCCGCGAGCACGCCTGTTCAGAACAAGACGGATTTGAAACTAAGAATCACGGGCGTCGAAGCGCCGGTATAGGAGGATCACATGGCATATCATTCAACATCCGGCACAGCGACAAGTACGGCCGATCTGCTCGTGAAGATCAAAGACTTCCTTGTGACGACATGCGGCTGGACCTTGCATGATGACGGGTCAGCTACGGCGGAGCCTTACTACGTCCTGAAGTCGGTCGGCGAGTCTGGCAACGAAGATATCTATATCCAGATCATTAACGACACCGCCAATGTCGACTGCATCTCGGTCAAGGGCTACCTATACTGGAACGCCGCCACCCACGTCGGAGTCAAGGTTGTGTTTTCGAGCGGGGCCACTATGATCTCGACCAAGGACGCCGCTCAGTTCCTTTACTGGCTCTATGGTGACCTTGACCATGTGTACGTGGTGACCAAGATCGTGGCGACCTACTACGGGCACTACAGTGGCGTCATCAGACGGTTTTGGTCCAGCCAGACCGCGATATCCCAGGGTGCGGTAACGGCCGGCAGCAATGTGGTGATCCAGGTCGACGATGCATCCATCCTTACGGTCAACAAGCGCTACATCATAAAGGACAACGCCAACATTGAGCGCGTGCTCGTTTCTGCCAGGGATACAAACGCCACTCCAAACACGATTACTGTGGCGACTTTGGTCAACGGTTACGCGGCAGGGGCGAAGATCGGCGAGGACCCTCAGCCGGTCATCATTGGCAGGAACACTATGCCGGGCAGCTTCTACGCGCTAAATAAGTGGGATGGCTGGGTTAGCGCCACAGGACAGACCGGCAGTTGCGGAGCAGCCAACGGAGGGTTCTCTGGATACTGCGATCCGGACGCGCGGTACAGTCTGCTTACGATGTTTCCCTGGTTGGTGGCGAACACGAGCACGAACAACGAAGAACTACGGGGTGAGCTGATCGAGGTCTACTCCATAGGCCCCAGCGCTGGTGATTCGGAGGACGTCATAGACCTCGGCACCAGCACCTACAAGATGTTCAATATATCGAGCGCGGGCTGGTGTGCGGTGAAGGAGTAAGCGGTGGCAATCAAACCCGGCAAGAAACAGCAGATCGCGACCGGCAAGGGCCTGGTGCTGCCCCGTAACAAGGTGTTCCTTGTAATCGGCAGGGGAATCGCGCTCAAGGGCAAGGTGAAGCGTGGCGGTTCGTAGCGGCAACAGGAAGACCATAGCGACCAGGCCAGGAACAGTCCTGCCGCGAAACCGCGCGCTCGGCCCACGAAACACCGGAATTCTGTGGGACCTGCTCGGGCCGGATGTTGGGACCAGAACCATAAGCATTCACGCCGATGCTGGGTTGCGCGTCGCCGGACTGCTCAGTAGAGACGCGGACTGCGGCGCTCTGGTCTTTGCCGCATTTGAGACTGCCGCCGACTTCAGGCTTGCCGTCGCTGAAGCAATAGAGCTGCAGCCAGATGCAGTGGTAAGGGTGAGTGCGCGGCTGGCATCTGAACGCGACGCCGTGCTCCGCGTTTTCAGCACGACAGTTCGCAGCGCCGACGCTCGACTCGCAGTCGCCAGCGCTCTGGAACGATTCGCTGACATCGCGGCACGTGTTTCCGGGGCTTCGCAGCGTCAGACTGATACACGTCTTACGGTGATCGGCCTCGTCAACCGCAGCGCCGATGTGTATCTGGAGATCACGGACGCCGGACTCATCCGGGCCGACGCAGTGCTCGTGGTCACTCGTCCGATGTTTTTCACGGCGGATGAGGAGTTGCTGGTGCTACAGCGCCTGGTTCCGGACCTGGCGACAGATCAGACGATCTACGCGGTTCTCATCCGGGAAAGCCATTCAATCCAAGTTTGAGAGGAGAACGATATGTCCCTTGGACTCATAACACGAAGCGGCAGGGTACTCACCGCTCGATTGCTCAAAGGCGATCCCATCGACGGGATAACGCATTGCGCCATAGGTGATGGAGACGACACTTTCACCGATCCCATAAACCCGCCGGATGTGAGCGTGGATCAGGTGGGTCTGGTTCATGAGCGCGCGAGGAAGCGCTGCTACAAGATAGCGTTTCTCGCCGAAGACCCGGAGGGTGTGCTGGAGGTAAACGGCATCCGCTATTCTGAGTCAGGGCTTGAAACGCAGATCATCGGCGTCTTCTTCCGGTTCGATGAGGCTGAGGCCAACGGCATCACCATCCGCGAGTACGGCTTCTTCGGCGGCAACGTCGAGTACGTCGACGGCCACCAGTCCGACTATGCCGAGGGCGGCGTGTATGACGTGGCCACAAACCCGTCCGGCCAGGTGAAGACGCCCGGCTATCTCTACGAGGTGAAGAACATCCCCGACTTCAACAAGACCTCCGACACGCGAGTGGAGCTCGTCGGGGTTATCAAGATATAGGAGGCGATCATGTCCATATCCAGAGACACATTCGATCCCGCCAAGAACTACAAGCGGGTGCGCTATCATCAAGACCGCGACCTACTGGATTCGGAACTAAACGAGCAGCAGGATATCACCATCAGCGAGCGCAAGAAACTCGCCGACCTGCTCTTCAGAGAGGGCGCGATCATCGGCGGGCTTGTACCACAGGTGGCCGCAAACGTCGTGACACTCTCGGTTGGCGTCGTCTACATCGACGGCCACATCGAACAGGTGCCCGGGGCGACTCTCACGTTTGACCCTGCCAAGACCGACGGCGTCGACTACGTCTACGTCGAGCTTCTGAAGTACAACTACACCCACAACCAGGACGCCGTGCTCATCAACCCCGCGACAGGCGAACCAACCGCAGAGCGCGAAAAATGGGTGCTCGTGCTCCGGGAACGCGATACGTCTGGCGATGCGCTGCCCAACAACGTCACAGAGCGCAAGGTCGTTGCGATCTACAAGTTCGACCGCGCGACCGGGGAAGTAACCGCTACCGTGCTTGAGAAGTCGAACCTCTACCTGCAGAACTTCCTCGGGACACTGCCTGGAAGCAGGATCACGGTCTCGTCGATCACGGAAGACCAACTCGACTTCGCGGCCGCCGAGGGATTGAACTCGCTCCTGCAGAACCTCGCCGAGCGGACATATGACCAGGCGGGGAGTTACCTCGTGCGTGGGTTCGACAGCTTCATAGGCGGTAATGACGGCGCGAGCGTCCAAGTCGTCACGAATGCTGGCAGAGCGTACGTCCAGGGGATCAGGCTGCAGAAGGATCTGCCGTCCACGACGACTGTCCCAAAGTCAGTCGCCACCAAGTCCGTACGTGGTGAACAGAAGACATACGTCGCCACTGAACGGCGTTACGCGCTGAACAGCGACCCCCTGAAGGAGACTACCCAGGTCGAGGCAATAGTCGAGATAACCGCAAACGTGACGCGCGGATCGGTCGGTGGTGGAGAGGACCTGCTCACGCCCAATCCGGTTGTCGACATTCTTGAAGTCAGCCAGGGCGCCACCATATTCACGGAGGGGACAGACTGGCAGCAGTCAGGAAACTCGGTCGACTGGCTCGGCTCCGGCAATGAACCGGCGATAGGAACCACATATACAGTTCGCTGGACTTATGTGAAGCAGATGGTCAAGGGCACTGACTACGCCGACGGCGGGTGGTTCGGCCAGTCGGGATATCCGGCGGCAGCCGAATACTACTATGTGGTCACGGCGCTGTCGGCGTCCGGTGAGACAGCATACGCTTCCTCCAAGGTGGTCTCGCGGCAGACCGGCGCTGGAGAGATCAACCTTATTACATGGAGGCCCATTTCCGGCGCTACCGGTTATCGGGTATATCGCGCCACTCAGAACTCCGGGAGGACCGATTTCAAGCGGCTGGCTGAAACGGGCTCGGGTGCGACATCATACGTAGATGATGGAGTAGATACGACCAACACCAGCAGCCCCCCAGCGTCGAACTCAAGCGGCCTATCGGCTCCCGAACCGACAATCTCGCTCGGCAACACGAGCTGCATCAACTTCGGCAGAATCGGAGTCGGCACTGATCCGGTGAACGGCTCGAACTGCAGCGTGGACTATGACTACTTCCTCGGCCGCAAGGACATCATCTACGCAACCGCCAGGGAGATTCTTCGCATCGATGGCGCGCCATCGGATTTGCCCAAGCTCCCGATAGTGCCGGAGGGCACTCTTGCGCTCGCCAGCGTAGACTGTCCGCCGAACTCGGTAGCAATGACCGTCCGCAACTTCGGCTTGAACCGGATCACCATGGCTCAGATCCACCAAGTCCTGCAGGACGTCGAGGACCTGAAACACAACGACGCGCAGTATCAGATGAACAACAACCTGCAGAACCGGGACGCCCAGACCAAGAAGGGCATCTACTCCGACGACTTCTCGAACGAGGCGCAGTCGGACGTGTTCCACAGTGAGTGGAGCGCCCGCGTGGATGGTATCCGCAAGTTTGTCGCTCCGGGCCGAGCCGCTACGCCTCGCGTGCTCCAGATAGACCAGGCTCACAGCAACGCTCTCTTCAAAGGCAGTCTCGCTTTGCTTCCGGCAACCGAGCGCGTGCTCGTCGAGCAGCTAGACTGGTCCGAGGAGAAGAACATCAATCCCTACGCGGTGTTCGACAAGCCTCCGGCGATGATAGAGGTCACGCCAAACATAGGACGCAGGGGCCAGACCGGCGTGGCCGTGACCGGCGCGAACTTCACGCCCAGCGTCACCAACATTACTGTTCGCTGCGACGGACAGGTAGTGGCAAGTGATGTCCATTCCGACGAAGCCGGACGCGTGACGACATCATTTACGATCCCAGAGAATGCGCGCAATGGCAACCGGATCGTTGAGATGACCGACGGCACATACTCGGCTCAGGCAATGCTGCAGGTCAATGATCCACTCGTGATAACTCGCGTCGAGCGATTCGAGGTCACGAACACGATCATTCAGCAGCAGACCATTGTCCAGCAACAGACGATCATCCGGGAAGTAGAGCCACGCATTGTCCGTGTGGAAGTAGAGAAGATCGTCTGGCGCACAGTGCCTGCTCCTGTCCGACGCGATCCGCTTGCCCAGACATTCAGCTTCCCGGTGAACAGGATCATATCATCCATCGGGCTCTACTTCACCCGCAAGGATGCCTCGATCCCAGTGACCGTGCAGATACGTGGGGTCACCACAGGACTTCCCAACGAAACGGTGCTCGCGGAGAAGGTGGTCTCCCCCGCCGAGATAGCTCTCAACGCCGAGACCAAGGTCGTGTTTGGTGATCCGTTCTACATGCCCGCCAACAGGAGCTTCGCGGTGGTGCTTCTTACGAACTCCACCAACTATCGTGTGCGCATAGCCAGCCTCGGTCAGATGGGCAGGAATGGCGTCATCACTCGCCAGACGTATAACGCAGGCGTGCTTCTTGAAAGTTCCAATGCCGAGACCTGGACACCGCTCAACGGGTCGGACTTGACCATGCGGATCTATGGTTACGACTTTGCGGCGTCCGGAGAAGTTCGTTTTCAGCAGATAACCGGGGTGCAGTTTTCGGAGATGAACCTCGACGAGTATTCAGCGACTCCCCAGGGCACAGGGATCACCTGGGACTACTCCACTGACGGAGGCATGACCTGGGACGCGATAGTACCTGCCGAGGAAGAGAGATTGCCCAACATCGCGACGCGAGTGATCGTGCGCGCCAAGTTCTCAAGCAGCGTTCTCAATGATTCCCCGGCGCTGAACTACAGGGACGTGAACCTCATCGGCTACTTGAACAGCGCCGATGGGACTTACATCTCACGCGAGAATGAACTCACCCAGGGTGTTGAATCCACAAAGGTCTACGCTGAGATGAGTATCCCCAGCGGCTGCTCGATCAACTGGTTTGCCTCCAATGACGGCGGGGCGACGTGGGAGCCGATGACGATTGATAGTACCCGTGAGGTAGACCAGACCTGGACGGAATACGTGTTCCTTTGCACGTTCGTCAACCCGGCAAGCAATCGCGTCCGCTACAAAGCCGTGATGACCGGCAACAACCTGATCTACCCGCGCATCCATTCCCTGGGCGCGACCTTGAGCTAAGGACAGGCGGCACACATGATAGTAAAGCGTAGCGGCGGGATGACTGAGTTCATCCCGTCGCCCACCGAAAAGAGAGACGGCGTCATCCGAAACCACGTGCTTGATCTGCTCGCAAACCTGGATGCCAGGCTGCGGCGGGTAGAGGAGGCAGTCGGTTTGCCAATCGAGCTGTCCGACGCCTTTACCAAGGCCATGGCCAGGATCACCCGCGAGGAAGCGCACGTCCAGCGGCTAAATGAAGCCCTGCTCGATGCCGGTATCGACCAAGGCGAGACCATCCCAGGATAATCCGTGACCCCCTGCACCAATCATTCCACGCTTGAAAAAGAACACCAGATTCCTCGGAAATCTGCCTCATTGGACTTGATGTTTCCTCGGGTTTGAGGCATTCATTGAACAGCAGGAACACCAAACATGTGTTCTGCCAGTCTTCAAACTCGGAGGTCGACAAGTGAAGCTCCAGGAACTCAGGTTCGGAGTCGAGATCGAAACCATCAAGCGGAGCCGTGGCGATGTGGCTCGCGCGATCCAGTCTGTGGTTGGCGGGAATGCCGAGCACGTCGGCAGCCCAAGCTGTTACGATCCTTGGCATATCGTCGATGAACGCGGCCGCACATGGATGGTCGTCGCCGACGCCTCGCTGACCAACGTGCCAGCCAATCTCAGGGCTGAGGTGGTCTCGCCGGTTCTGAACTACGAGGACATTCAAGTCCTGCAAGACGTGGTGCGCGCAATCCGCAGAATCGGCGCAACAGTGGATGACAAGTGCGGCATCCACATACATGTTGACGCTACCGCCTTTGACGGCAAGACCCTCGGCAACCTGGCCAAGATCGTGCACAAGCAAGAGCCGCTGATCCTAACGGCCCTCGGTGTCAGCGAGTCGAGGCTTAGCAACTACACCAAGCCGGTTGACTCGGAACTCATAGCCAAGATCGAGCGCAGCCGTCCGAAGACCCGCGAGCAGATGAACCGCATCTGGTACGGCTACCACAACCACAATCCCCAGCATTACGATCAGACGAGGTACCACGGCGTGAACCTACACAACGTCTGGTATCGAGGCACCGTAGAGTTCCGATGGTTCCAGGCTACGCTGCACGCTGGCAAAGTGAGAGCAGCCGTCCAGTTCGTTCTCGCCATCGCCGCAAAGGCGCTCAACAGCCGAGGGGCGTCCAGCCGCAAGCGGGAGTTCGATCCGGCCAGCGCCAAGTATGACTTCCGCGTCTTCCTGCTTCACCTCGGGCTGATAGGCGATGAGTTCAAAACCGCTCGCAAGCACCTCCTCAATGCAATGCCCGGAGACGCCGCCTGGAAAAACGGTAGGCCAAAGCCGAAAAGCCCGAAGCCTGCCCCTGAGACATCGGAGGTGGGCAATGGAGCGAACTAAGGTGAGAGTGCCTGCGGACGTGCTGGAGGGTCTGGAAGCGGTCAGGCTCTCCGGCAAGACCAACATGCTTGACGCGCCCAGGGTGACTGAACTCGCGTTCGAAATGGAGCACTACGCCACGGCGCTCTGGGTGCACGAGAACAGGAAGCAGTATGCCGAGGGCATCTTCAGAGGATTCGAGGCAACAGAAGGGAGTGACGCGGGATGTGCGGACAGGTAGGAGTGATATTCGGAAGCAAACGGCGCACGCAAGAGGAGATTGACTACCTGACCTGGGTGTTTACCAGGCTTCTCGAACTCAGCGAGGAGCGCGGTCCCCATGCGACGGGCATAGCCTGGGTCAACAGGGAGGGCGAGCACAGGCTCTTCAAGCGCCCGGTTCCGGCAAGCGAGTTCGTGCGTGATAAGGCTTTCGGCGAAGTGCTGAGCGATGTCGACAATAGCGTCACCGTGCTTATGGGACACACACGCTTTGTGACCTGCGGCAACGCCGCAATCAACGAGAACAACCATCCGCTCCGAACGGGCGATTGCCTGGTAACACACAACGGAACAGTCCTAAACGCCGACTACCTATTCCATCGGTTCCGCTTCGGCAGGCATGCCGAGGTAGACAGCGAGATCATCGGGCGGATTGCGGATAGCTGCATCATCGACGGGCGCATAGACGTGAACTCGCTCCGCGACCGCCTCGCTCTGTGTCGCGGCCAGATGAGCGCGGTCATTGTGGCAAAGACCGACCCTGGCACTGTGATCATCGCCAAGGGCAATAGGCCGTTGGAACTGCTATTCCATCCTGTGTTCCGTGCAGCAGTCTATGCCTCCGATGCAAAGTACCTCAGATCAGTTCAGACGGAAGTGCCGGGATGGATTGTGCTCCCGGCAAAGCCTATGCATATACTGGTGTTCCGCGCGGATGACCTGTCGCAGTTCGAGCGCCTGTCCTTCCACTTCGTTGCTCAGAGAACCAAGTCGGCCGTTCCGAAGGGAGGTGTCTCCGCATGA